GTTGATACCTCAATCCTAAAGGATTACAGCTTAGCGCATCGCAGTATGCCCTCCCCGAACGCTTACCCTGCTTGATGCGATGCCGCGTACTCATCCTATCCACTCATGCGACGACATTGCCAAGACGCGCAGATTGATGACTATCAAGAAACGACTTGGCCGCATCGTTGTAGCCGGGCTCTATGTAGATGATTTGGTCTCGTCAGCGCACAGCGCTCTCAGCCGTACCCACGACCGATAGCGATTCGGAGCCCGCTACGCGCGGGCTCTCCTTCCGCTAGATCCTCATGTAGACGCTGAACCACCATGTCCAGCTCCTGCACCAGTTCAATCCCATCGACCACTTCAACGCTTCATGGTCTTGGCGCTGAACTCGTCGTAGCCGAGCACTCCGTGCCAGCGCTCATCGTTCTGAAGGATCAGACTGATGTTCACCATGTGCGCCGCCAGGCCGCCGCCCTTGATCCGCAGAAGGCAGTCACGCCAGCCCCCCTCAGCCGGTGGCCGGACCACCGCCATGACCTGGGCGCGAACCACCTCCAGCCCCTCGGCACAGTGCAGGTCGTTGAAGTCAGTCCAGCCCTCCTCCCGCTCGCTGCCGAAGCGAGGGAGTACGAACTGGCCGCCGAGGATCGTAGCGGCGTTCTCCGCAGCCTGAGCGCCCGGATTCCAAGGCGACCCGTCCTGGCGGGTGGTCTTCCAGTCGTCATCGCCACAGAAGATCAACGGCCGAGACGGATACTCGGTCTGCATCGCCTTGCCGACCGGCAGCAGGTTGCCGGCGTCGAAGGCGATGCAGACCGCACAGCCCGTCGCCATGTGCAGGCTGACGCCGGTCGCGTACCCCTCGGCAATCAGCACCGGCTCGCCGGGCTCGGGGCGCGGACCGATCAGGCAGAACGCTCCTTCCTTCTGCATGCCGTAGGGCCAATACGCCTTGTCCCGGCCGGTATCGGGCTGCTTTTCGGGGTAGATGATTTGCAGTCCCACCAGCCCCTTGAGGGTCCGCATGGGCACCATGAAACGCCCGCCGTAACCGTAGCGACCGCCAATCCCGACGATTTGCTTGCGGTCGAGATACGGCGCCTTGCCTTTCTCCGATAACCGCTCCCACAGCCGCGCGGCGCCCTGGGCAGCACGCTGGGCGGCATAGGCGGCCTTCGCTGCCGCCTTGCGCTTGGCCTCCTCCTGCCGCGCGTGCATCAGCTCGCGCTCCTCGGCAGTCAGGCGAACACCCTTGAGCTTGAATTTCTCGTTGAGATCCTGCCGCCAGTTGCCGAAGCGCCCGAAATAGAGGGTCTTGCCGCTGGCAGTGGTGTATTCGTGCAGCACGTACCAGCCGGTAGCCTCCCCGTTCCGGTCGCTCTCGACCTTACAGCGCACCAACTTCCCGAACACCCAGCTCGGGCTCCGCTTGGTGAAGGGTTCAATTCCATGGTCTCGAAGCTGATTCAGCACTTCGTCCAAGGCTTCGTTACTCACCGGCGCCCCCTCCGCTCGTTGAAGGACTGGCATTCGATGCAGGTTTGGCACCCCGGCACAGCTTCGCGACGGCGCGGCGGGATCGGCTCGCCGCAGCACTCGCACTCATGAGCCGATTCGCCAACCGCCACCAGCGCTCGGGCAGCCAATGCCGCCTCCATGCGCTCCAACACCAGGTCATTGGCGTGATCCGCGATATCAGCCATTGGCCACCTCCCCGCGTTCGGCGCCCTTGGTGGTCTGGTGGACGTAGCGGGCACGCTCGTAGAGGCCGACCGCCGCGCGGATGATGCTCATCGCCAGCTTTTGGGTTTCCGCCAGCTCGGCCGCGTCGATGCGGCCGTCCTCGATATGGCGCGCGATGGTGGTCGCCGCGTTGGCCGACGTGTGCAGGATCTCGCCGGCGCCGGCAATCAGGCTGGCCGGCACATCCTAGAACTGAAGCGGCGAAACGAAGAACCACAGGCTGTCGCCCAGCTCGGCATGCAGCGCGTCGAGCACTACCGCCCGCCCCTCGGCCGACACGTACCGCAGGAAGTCGAGCACGTCGTAGATGTTGAGGATGTGGCTGGTGTGGCTGGGATCGAACTTGTGGGAGGTGGTGGAGACGCTGCGGCCGGTGGAGTGAGCGAAGCCGGTGATGCCACCGTGGCACATGCGTTGATTGCGAGCGACGAGGTTGAGCGCTTCGCCCAAGGGAAGCACCTCGCGGCCCATACGGTCGAACTGATCCGCGAACGAGGGTCGGGACATGGCAATTATTCCTGTTTACTGCCAGTGCCACGACGCCACCAACCTTGTTAGAGTAGGCGCCGTGGTCACATTGCATGGTGGTCACAAGGCAGATGGCCGCTCTGTGGTGGAAACGCCATCTGCCACAATGGCCGGGTGATCGGCATCCCTGATCACCCGACCGTTACAGCCAGCAGCTCTGTGGTGGAGAGGCTGGCAACCCCAAGGCATCCGTGCCTTGGTTCGGGATGGCAGGGCCGGTCAGGCTTGGGCATGCAGTGCGTCCAACCTGATCAGCCTTGCCGGCCCACCCTCGGTGGTGGCGAGGGGTTTGTTACGTGAGCCGACGCTGTTTTGTCGGCCTGCTCCGGCGCCAGAGGCTCCGGAACAATTCGGCCTGAGCCCGACCAACATCGGGCACTTGCCACAACTCCAGCCCCGCAAAGGCTGGCCACCTACCTCAAGGAGCTATCCATGAGAATTGCTAACAAAGAAAAAACATTCTCCTTCCCATTCGAAGCGCGCCTGAAAACTCTGGAAGAAGATGGCAATGCCAGCGACAGCGAGAAACTGGCGGCTATCAACACTTACGAGCGTCTGCTGACTGCAAAAGCGATCGTCAAAGACTTCGAAGGTGACAACGGCAACGACACTGCTTTACTGATCAGCGTCTTCGAAGAGCTTTGTGCCGAAGCACATTCTCTTTCAGTGGTCGAGGACTGATAGCGACGTACCACCTCACAGCCAAAGCGGGCTCGGTCTTCGGGATCGAGTTCGCTGCAACGAACTTCCTCGATCAGAGCAGAGTACGAACGGCGGCGGGTAACCATCACCGCACAATTAGGGTCAGTGCACATAGGGACTTTCCTCTAAGCAGCGACTCGAACCTTCGAGTCAGGACGGGGGAACAATTGAGGCAAATCGGGGCGCAACTCCCACGCCTCGACGGCTCCGCCTACGGCGCTGACGACCGTCGGCACTCGCTCAGCCGGAACGCGTCCAGCCTTGAGCCACTTCCAGACGTGTGGCTGCTTTACGCCGCATCGGCGCGCGAGTTCGGACTGATTGCCCTTACACAAGGAGAGGACCGCCTCCAGTGCCTCGCGGCATTGGGTAGCGTTAGATTTCGTTGCAGTCATGGCGTATAGCTCTGTGGTGGAGAACATGCGCAAAGACTACAACCTTAGGAATAGACCAGTCAACACCCAAAGTTAAAACAAAACCTATAACCTTGGTCTTAGAATGGGCTGATGAAATACGTACCGAGAGATCTACTCCCCACCCTAGCCGAACGACTCCGCTATGCGATGGAGCAGCTAGGCATGAGCCAACCAGCAGTCGCCAAGGCGGCGGGCTGCTCACAAACCACTATCTTCAAGATTCTCGAAGGCCAAACGCGCGAGAGCAGAAAGACCGGTGCCATTGCGCGAGGAATGGGTATATCTGTTGCATGGCTGGAGAACGGCGAGATGCCCGCCACCGTTACTCCTCTGCACAGAGCAAACAGAGATGCAGATAGAGCAGCGAGAGTTACCCTTGAACCCATTTCCCCCTGGGACAGCAACACCCCTCTGGATGATGATGAGGTAGAGGTCCCCTTATATAAGCAAGTTGAGATTGCTGCTGGGCATGGCAGGACCGCCGTCCAGGCGGAGCCCGGCCGAGTATTGCGCTTTTCCTACGCAACGCTACGTGCGTGCGGCGTCTCTCCGTCAAACGCCTTGTGCGCCACAGTTACAGGTAAGAGCCAGGAACCTCTTATTCTGAGCGGAGCAACAATAGGAATTGACTGCGGAATGACACGAATCCTCCCCGGCCAACTGTATGCAATCGAACAAGACGGGGAACTAAGGGTGAAGTTTCTGGAACGCCTCGACGGGGGCGGCCTCAAGCTGGTTAGCTACAACGACGAAGAGTATCCAAGCGAGAGCTATACGTTCGATCAATATCTGGAAAGACAAATGAAGGTGCTTGGCCGCGTTTTCTGGTGGTCCACCATTCGACCGCTCAATGCTCCTCCCATCCCAAGATGCTCTCGCCCCAAGAACTAAAACATTAGTTGTTGACCGCATCTAAAACCTTAGTCATAGTTACCTCGACTCTCCACCACAGAGACGAGGTAACACCATGCAACGCTCTGCCACGGTACACGTCCACCCGGCCTGTACCTCCTCCCCCCAACAGATCCAACGCCTCCAGGCCGACACTGGCTGCCTTGTCGTCATCTTCAACGGCAAAGCCCAGCTTGTAGCTAGCCGTCCCTCGGGCCGCCGTCATGTGGTAACCGCCACCTCCCCGTTTGGAGGTGACGCGGCATGACCTACGCACTCCGTCAACCGTCCTTTGTGCGGCTCAAGGCTCAGCTCAGCCTCAACGGCCGCTTCAACCACGCCCTCTACGACGCCGAAACCCGTCAAGCAGTCCACGTCACTCTCGACATTGAGCGCGGCGCTGGACAGGTCCACGTCATCGTTCGAATGGGCTCCACGCTGAACAGCCTGGGCCTCCCGCTCGACTCCCAGTCCAACGCCAACACCGTGGCCGACTACATCGAGTCCATCGCGAATGGCCGCCTGGACACCGCGGACGAGACCCCGGCTCGCCGCCGTTTCGACCAGGCTGCGTAGGGGGCCGCGATGAAAGACTTGTCCCTGCACCAGGCCGCGCAGCGCCTCGGCCTGAGCCGTCCCGAGCTGATCAAGCGCATGAAGGCGGCCGGCCTGCTCGACAGCAGCAACCTTCCAGCCGCACCGGTCCGCGACCGCCTCTACCTGCGCGCAAAGGAAACGTCCTGGCACCACCCCGAACTCGGCATGCAGTACAGCCACTCGACGAAAGTGCGCCCGGCCGGAGTGGCATGGCTGGCCGACAAGCTCGGCATCCCCCGCGTCTGCGCCCCAGCGGCCCCGGACCGCCGCGAAGTTGGCTGACGAGCCCCGGCCCCGCGAATACGCCCGCCAGATCGTCGCCCTTCGAACCATCGAGGAACGCAGGGCGGCCCTGGAGCGGGTGCCGGAACACCTACGGGAACTTGTACGAACCCACGTAGAGATCGCCTGGAACCACCCGAAGGGGACCAAATGAACAACGCACGCCGACGCCAACTGCAACAGATCACCGCTCAACTCGAAGAGATCCGCGAGCAGATCGAAACCTTGGTTAGCGAGGAGGAGGAGGCCCTGAACGCTATGCCCGAGAGCCTGCAAGCCAGCAACCGCGGAGCGCGCATGGAAGAGATCGTCGACCAACTCAACGAAGCAGCCAGCGGCATCGAGGACGCGGTAGCCGTGCTCAACGAGGCCGCCGCATGAGCACTCCGCACGACAACCAACCCGAGCTTCGCCTGACTCCGGCCCCACGCCCGGAGACGGTGGAACTCCTCTACCGCACGTTCGGCGATGTACTGATCCCGCTGGAGCAACTGCGCACCAGGTACTTCAGGAACCTCAACGAAGACAGCTTCAGCCTGGCCATCAAGGCCAAGCGGATAGCTCTCCCGTTGACCACCCTGGACCCCAGCCGCAAGGCGCCTTTGTTCGTTGACGTACGCCACCTTGCGGCCCTGATCGACTCCCGAGCCTGGCAGGCCGACGAGGCATATGCCCGACCCGGCAGTAACGAGTAACCACACCGGCCGCCACCACCGGCCATCCACCACCAATGGAGAAACCACCATGCATACCCAACACATCATTCTCGCGGCCACCACGCTAGCCGCGCTGCTGATCCTGATCGCCACCGCTTACCTTGCTGGCCGCAAAGACCGGAAGAACTCGCAACAGCAGGCGGTCGACGAGGCGCTCTATCTCTGCCGCGTCTCGCACGGCCAGGAACTGACTGCGCTGCATACCGACCTGATCAAGCTGCGCACCAATGCCCAGCGCCTGCAACAGGTCATAGATGAGCAGGAGGAAGAGATCAGCGACCAGAAGGAGCTTCGTCAAAGCATCGAAGCCGAGGCCACCGAGAAACTTGCGGATTGGCAGCAGCGCCACGAAGAGCAACAAGCGGAACTGAAGCGCCTGGAGACGGAGCTGGAGACAAGCATCGCGACCAATCATCGGCAGGCTGAGACCGCGAAGCTCCTCCGCGAGCAGAACTTGGCCGCCGAAGAACTGGACGCCATCCGCACCGCCAGTCGCCTCCTCAGCGGCCACGCTCGACAGTTCCAAAAGACCGGCACCACCAAGCGCAACGCAGACGCCGAAGCCCAACAGCAGCTCGCCGCGATCCTCCAGCGGCTCGCCATCACGGAGCTGGCCAGCCAGAGCGCAGAAGCTGAAGCGCAGGAGGCGGCATGAACTACTCCAGCCTCTCCACCTACGACCTGCTGAAGCACCGCAGCCACCACGTCGACAGCCTGACCCGCCTGCGCCGCGCCCAGCCGCAGTGGGACGAGGACGCTGCTCGACGCGGGGAAATCACGATGGCCGATATCAGCGACCAGATCCGCGAGATCGATTACCACCTTCGTCCGAGCGGCTGGGAGTCAGTCGACCTCGACTACTCCGGCGACACCGCCCCGATGTGCATGTGAGGCAGCGCGATGACTACTATCCCGGCTAGCCGCGTAGCGGCACAAGACCAGGGCGCCGCCCTGGCACACGCCACCCACAGCACCCAAGCCCCGGCCGCGCAAAAGCGCGGCGGCGGCCTGGCACGTCGCATCCAACTGATCGCCATCGCCCAAGGCCGCCAACCGATGCCCGAGGGTGGCGCTATAGAAAGCCACTGCTGCGCAGCAGCAGGCATATTCCAACCCAACCTTCAGCACACGCCGAAGGCACGCATACCCCACGAAAGGCTGCGCCGGGGCGCGAAGCACATAGCCACGCTTCGCTTAATGACTCGCTCGCCCGCGCAGCTTGTCGAGGGGGGAAAGCGCCCACCGAAGCCCACCGATAACGCACTGATCCGCACGCTGTGCGCGCAGATCCGCGAGCAGAACCAAGAGATTGCCGCGCTGCGCATCGCGAACACCGACCTCCTCCAGCGCCTGGAGAAAGCCGAAGGGGGACGGGCATGACCGCTTTCCGTCGCCACGATCTCGCCCAGGCCATCTACCAGGCCCAGCTCCCTCTCGATCTTCGCGAATATCTGAACATCGATCTCTTCGCCGGCGGCGGCGGGGCCTCTGAGGCCATGGAGGAAGCCACTGGCGAGTTCGTCGATATCGCCGTGAACCATGACGACGATGCCGTGAGCATGCACATCGTCAACCATCCGCAGACCACGCACTACCGAGAAGATATCCGCCTGGTAGAGCCTCGGGTGGCAACTCGCGGGCGGCCCGTAGGCAGACTGCACGCCAGCCCCGAATGCACCCACCATAGCCAAGCCAGAGGTGGGCAGCCCCGCAGCAAGGAAAGTCGGTCGCTGTCATGGATGATGATCAAGTGGGCAGGCCAAACACGTCCCCTGATGCTCACCATGGAGAACGTGATGCAGATCCTCCAGTGGGGTCCGCTGATCGCCAAACGCTGCCCGCAGACCAAGCGGGTGGTCACTCTCGACATGGTGCCGCACCCAACCACCGGCAAGCCCATGCACCGCGTAGCCGAACCAGGCGAGCGCGTACCCGTACAGCGCCAGTACCTGATACCGGACCCCAAGCGCAAAGGACGCACCTGGGCGCGCTTCCTTCGCCTGCTCCGAGACATGGGCTACCAGTACCACTACGACAAGCTCGTTGCCGCGGACTTCGGCGCCGCCACCACCAGGGAACGCCTGTTCTTCATCGCGCGCCGCGATGGCATCCCATTGAACTGGCCAGAGCCAACCCACGCCAAGACCCCAGGCCCTGACCAGCTCCCATGGGTTCCCGTGGCTACGCACATTGACTGGAGCATTCCGTGCCCGTCGATCTTCCTCGACGCGACTGAAGGCAAGAAATTCAAGGTACGCCGCCCCCTCGTCAGGAAGACGCTCGACAGGCTCCGCAAGGGCGTAAAGAAATACGTCACCGATCACGCCGATCCATTCATCGTCAGCGTGAATCACGGTGGCGCCGGGTTCCGGGGTCAGTCCGTGCGCGAGCCCGCAGCCACCATCACCGGAGGCCACGGATTCGCTGTAGCTCAGCCCACGCTTGCCCCATTCATCACTGAGCATGCCAACGCAAGCAACCAACGCAACATGCCAGCCAACGAGCCCGCGCGAACTATCTGTAGCGAGGTGAAAGGGGGCCATTTCGCCGTTGTCGCCCCCGTACTTGTGAGCGCTGGCGGCCCTTCCTACGGCGGTAAACCGACCAGTTGCGGACAACCGGCCGGCACGGTCCTTACTGAAAACCACCGTGCCGTGGGCGTCGCCTACCTGGCGCAACACAATGGCGGGTACAACGCGACACTCGGCCGCCATCCTGCGGAGCCAGCCACCGCCCTGACCACCAGCGGGAGCCAACAGAACGTCGTGACCGCCAGCTTAGTAACACTGCGCAACGGCTGCACCGGCCGCGATCTCCGAGAAGGAGCCCCAGCGATAACCGCCGGCGCCGATGACCTGGCGCTCATGGAATGCACGCTATCGCCGGAGAACGAAGCCGGTGCGCTGCGGGTGGCGGCCTTCCTCATGGGGTACTACGGGTCCGACAACACCTACGATCCGCGAGATCCGGCCGCCACCATCACCACCCGCGACCGCCTCGCACTGGTGACCGTGACGATCAAGGGAAATCCCTACGTGATCGTAGATATCGGCATGCGGATGCTCACGCCGCTGGAGCTGTTCCTGATCCAAGGGTTCCCCAAGACCTACAAGATCGACGTAGGGCACGACGGCCGCCGTTTCAGCAACAAGGCCAAAGTGAAGATGTGCGGCAACTCGGTGTCGCCCAAGCCCTATTACGCCCTCCTCAAAGCCAACCCCCTCTTCCCCGAAGAAACCATGAGGGAGGCAGCATGAGCCAGAACACCCAACAAGACAGCCGCCCCATCGTCGAGGTGGTCGACCTTCCAGAGTTCAGCGTGGAGCACTCCACCGAGTTTCTGACCGGTTCCGCACCGTGCGCCGGCGTATCCCGCCCACTGACCTCCGTCTGGTTCGACCAGCGCGCCCACGCACTGTCCAACATCAACAAGACTGAGGGGGAGCAACAATGCGTAGAGCACTGACCGCACTCGGCATCATCGCCGCCCTCGGCCTTGCCGCGGTGCTCGCTGCAGAGGTGTTCCCAGCCCTCCGCACGCTGGCCGCCTGGCAAGCGGGGTGCTACTGATGAATACCCTGTTCCTTCTCATGGCCCAGTACAACGGCCTCGCCATCATCCCGCTGAATAGAGTATGCGCCGACTACTTCAGTCACCTGACTGTCGAGCAGTTCCAGCGGAAGGTCCTGGCCGGACAGATCCAGATCCCTATCACGCGGATCGAGTCCAGCCAGAAGGCTGCCAGAGGCATTCACTTGGCGGACCTGGCGGCGTATCTGGACAAACAGCGCGAGGTCGCCCTGAAAGACCATGAACGGCTAAACCGAGCCCGACCGGCGGCCTGACTTCTTCTTGGAAACCCATTCCCCGAAGGACACCGGCATCGCCAGGACCTTCGGGAGCCATTCCCAGCCAGCATATTTATCGCCAGACCCACGCAGATGGGTATATCGCCGAAGAGAGTTCCAATCTCGGTGCCCGCTGACCGAAGCCACCTTGGGAATGTCCCACTCCAGCTCAAACAGCCGACTGATCGCTTCGTGGCGCAGATCGTGAAACGTCAGATCCTCTATACCTGCGGCAGTGATCGCGCGACTCCATGCCCCCTGAATCGCATCGGTGGTGTATGGAAAGATCTCCTCGAAGGCCCGCGGCATACTCTTGATGACCGCCATTGCCTCCTCGGGTAGCTGACACCACACGTCGTTACCCCACTTGTCGCCTGGGTTCTTCATGTCCCGGACCAGGACGGCGCCCCGGGCCTCGTCCAGATCCGCCCACCGGATACGGATGATCTCCTCCTGCCTTCGGCTGGAGAACAATGCGAAGGCAGCGACCTTCGCCATGCACATCGAGGTCGGCCGCGATCGCCATGAGCGCTCGAACGCCTGGAACAACCGATCCAACTCTTCAAGTGTCGGGCGCCGATCACGCTCCCTGCTGCGCAACTTGTAACCCAGGTTCTTGAGAACTCTGCGGGCTTTCGCCATAACGTCCGGGTCGACTTGATACCCCCAGGCTGCCTCCGCCACTCCTAACACCGACCCAAGATGTGCCAGGTCATTGGCAACTGTCTGCGCCTTCACCCCTCCCCCGTCCGGCCCCATGCGCCACAGCGCATAGTCAACGAGCACCTGACTGGTGATATCCCGGTCGATGGTATCGCCCAGGTGGGAAGCGGCGATGGCGGTCAGCGTGGCGATCTTGGTCTTACCCAGCGGGCGAGTCTTATCCCGGTCGGCCAGGTACTGGGCGATGATGTTCCGAAGCAGTACCCCCTTTTTCGTCGCCCGCTCCAAGCCACCGGGCTCCGCCAATTCAGCCTCCCGACGGAGCGCCCATGCTTCAGCGGCCTTTTTCCGGCTGAAACTTGCGCTCTCCTGATAGACTTGCGCGCCTCCGCGCTTGATACGAATCTGCGCGGTGTACATCACCGTTCCATCGGCGTTGCGCCGAGCGCGAATAGTGGCCAT